TCCAGTGTAGTTCTTGATTGCTCTTGGTTCGACAGAGTAAGAAATTTCTCTGGTGCTGTTTGAAGTGTCTGTTCCAGTAAGGTAACTGACCGTAGCTTTTTTGATGATATCTTTGGTTGCAGAAGATGCAGGACCAAACAGATATGTTTTTGCAGTAAATCTTAAAGTATAAAGAAGAACTCTTCTGCTAGTAAAGTCTCCCTCATAATCATCCTGCATGGTGATGTTTTCCAGAACAACAGGAATATCTCTTTTCTCTTGTAATGCTTCAACCAGTTCTACGGTAACATTATATGCAGGTTGAAAATATGGTAAAATCTGTTCTACAATCTGAAGTGCATCATCATTTAACTTACACATGATGGCAAGTTCAAATTGCATATTGTATGGAACTGGCATATATGCCTTTTTTGTTTCAGTCCCATCATTGGGATCTTTTACAGTAAAGGTTGATGTTGTGGTAACTTTTCTGGTGGGATCATAAGTTAGTCCTGTAAACTCAAACGACATCCTTGGTAGGGTAATCGCAAATGGTTTGTTCAGGTCTGGAGACTGCTCTATCCTTGCCAGAAACTTCTGAGTAGGACCATATGCCAGAGGAACTTTTACAACACTGACAGTGTTATCATTAGAATCTTCATGTTTAATGGTAATGTCATTAAACAAAGTACCAAAAGATATAATGGTCCTCCTTAAAATTTCGTTGTAAAAATACTCAAACATTTTTAAGTCCTACAATATCTCTATATTAAGATATTTTTATTTAGGGCATACCGAATGGGTTCTGTTCAGAGAAGTCAATAATAGCATCTGCTTCTGTTTCTATATTGATGTTATCGGCAAATCCATCATCTGCAGGTTGTGCATCTGCTGCTCTCAGTTCGTATGCTGCACCAGAAGTTTGTCCAGTAATAGTTTCTCCACGGGTGAATTCTCCAGTTACTGTTCCTACCTCAAGAACATTTGTTTCAGAATTCCAAGTTCTAACTCTTGCAGTTGTTCCACTAGAAGATCCTGTTACAATTTCATTAAATTGGAAAGTTCCAGATCCAGAACTTCCAGATGCTGCAATGGACATGGTAGGTGCAACAGAGTATCCAACACCAGAATTTGTTAAGAAGATATTTGAAATTGTTCCAGCAGCACTTACAACTGCTGTTGCAGCTGCAGACACTGTTGTGACACCAGATTCAAACACTTCATTAGAGAACGTGATTGTAGGAGGAACTGTGTATCCAGATCCACCATTCGTAATAGTGACAATTCCAACAACACCATCACCAATCGTTGCTGTAGCAGCAGCACCTGTTCCACCATCTCCACCACCAGTAAATCTAACACCTGGTGCCACAGTGTATCCAGCACCAGAGTTTGATACATCAACTCTTTGAACTGATTGGTCCCTTGGATTGGCATTTAAATTGCACACATTGATACCACCAATCATAGTGGCAACACCAACTGCTGTAGTCCCTCCTGAAGGAGCAGCAGAGATGACTACAGTTGGTACACTACTATATCCACCACCTCTGTTTGTTATTGTAAATTGTCTAACACCACCATCGAATATGGCAACAGTTGCAGTTGCTTGAACGGGAGATCCAACTAAAGTAAGTGTTTGTGTAGGACCTTGAATAGTGTTGATGCCATCATCAGTTTGTCCATCATAGTCTTCACCAATAAGGTTATTGTCAATGTCATCTATACCAGTTGCAATAACTTCGTCTTCCAGACGGAAGAGTTCACAATACAATTCATAAACGTAAAGGTTCTGTAACTGATAATATGGTTTTGCATATTCAATATCTTTGATTTCATAAATTCTATCATCAAGTGGAAACCAAATTAAATCCCCACCTTTTGGTCTGGTTGAAAGTTTTACATTTGTTTGATCTTCAATCAAAGGAGTAATGTAATTTTCAAATCTATCTCTTGATATGATAAGTCTTACTTCATCTTTAGATTCAATTCCAAATTTAGAAAGGATATCACCGGCACCAGAATATTGATCATAGTTATCGACATAAGCTTCCAAAGGAAGTGCCATATCAAATTTTGATTGTACAACCTCTCTTATGACAGTGTTTTCTGTCATGTATTTTCTGGGTAGATAAAAAATATCTACACCATACATCCTCAGTTGCTCATTAATTAAATCCTGAACAAGGTTTTGCTCACCAACTGTTCCTTGAGTAAAAAATGGATTTAACATGATATCAACCTATCATATCGTATGGAGGAAGTTCGTAAGTGTTGGACATCTGCTCCCTAATCACTTCCAGGTCTTTCTGAGCATCATCATAAATCTGACGACCATTTAACTCAATTCCACCTGGTAACTTTACTCCTTGGAACTTCATTAAGTTTTGACCCCACTGTCTTTTGACAAGTGCAGTCACATATCTTTTTAAGAAAGAGTCGTTCCAAACTCTTGAGTATGAATTCGGATCCAACATACGATAACAATCAATGATAAGGTAATCATCTTTAGTAGCAGATCCCCAATCAAAATCTAAGTATAATCTATCTTGTCTTTGATTGAATCTGATAAATTTATCAGTACTTAATGCAAAATCAATATCTTCAAGATATCTCTTAGTCATTGCATAAGTTAATATTTCAGTAGATCCCCAATAGTAAATATCATTTAAGAACAACTGATATTTAACACTGAACATGTTATTAGTTACAGTGTTTGATCCGTCAAATTTAAATACCTTTGTTATTCCAATAATCTCTGGTGGAACCTGAAGATAATTACTATTCTCCTCAAATGAGAAATTTACAGAAGATCCATCAATAGTGGAAGTTGCAGTGGAAGTTGTAATACCGGCAGCATTATTGCTACCACCTCTTGCTCTTCCTCTATCAATATCTTCTTGTGTTATTTTATATTTTAAAAACGTCTGAGTTACACCATCAAAGTGTCTCTCTTGAAAATATTGTAAGGCATCATCAACCAGATCATCTATTTGCTCATCGGCAACATTAATCTCAAGCACTGGTGCTCCCAGTTGCCTTTTGCAATAATTAATTAAATCTGTCCTACTTGCTGGTTGTGCCATTTATTCCACAAGTTTCCCTACCTGTATTTAGGGTGCTGAAGATACAGGATTATAGACATATACATTTCCATTTGCGAGTGTATATGTCGTAGAACCTCCACCAACTTCTTCCTTTACTAACACATCATAAACATATCTTCCTTCGGCTAGATTTCTTGTGGAAGTTGTGCCAAGAGAAAGTTTCATTTGACCATCATATGCACTGGTAAATCCAACAGTAAATGAAGTCGTAATGCCAAGTGTTGCTCCAACAGCAACACTTTTAGAAATTGCTGCAGAACCACTGTAATCTGTTAGATCAAAGTTACCACTTGAAGTAGTCTTTACATTTAAATTTGCAGTAAAGTCCGATCCTCCATATATGGTCAAGTTAAGACCATAGGGAACTCCAGAATCTGGATCGAAAGTAATATTTTTAGATGGCATCTGGGATTCCTATTACAGAGATTGTTTCTTGCTGCTTATAATAAAGTTTACAGAATGATTTTGCAATATTCTTAAGGGTGTCATAGTCATTACAATTATCTATATCAGTTGCAATTTTCTGATATGCAAATAACTTTGCTAAATTTTTCAATTCTATGTTATCAGGATCCATGTAATAACTCCTTTAGTAATGACTTGATTTCATTTAGTTCACTCTTTACATTAGCAAGATCTTCCTCCATTGTCTGTACTTTCTGATTCTTTTCGGTTTTCACTTCACGTCTTGAAAGATACTGTGTATATTCCAAACCATTTACATTAACGATTGCTCCGGTTTCAGGATCTCTTGCGAGATCCTTATTTCCCTTCATTTCATAAAATTCCATATTATGCTAAAGCAATAACTCTAAGTTCTTTCACTCTTGGTACAAAGCACTGACTATTAGATGACAGATCTAGTTTAATTCTATATGTCCTAAATGATGGTAATCTATCAATAGTAAATGTATATTCCTTATAGTCAAGTTTTCTGCTATCAAATACAAGACTATTTGATTT